AGAGTTGCTGAGTTGATTGGTGTTAACAAGTCGGCTCGTACAACTACCGTAAAACCTGCAGGGACTACATCTCTGACATTGGGAACATCTTCAGGTATCCACGCATGGCACAACGACTTTTATATTCGTAGAGTCCGTGTAGGTAAGAATGAAGCAATCTACCAATACTTGGCAATGTATCACCCTGAGTTGGTTGAAGATGAATTTTTCCGTCCACACGACACAGCGGTTATTTCTGTTCCACAAAAAGCACCTGTGGGAGCAATCTTGAGAACAGAATCACCATTCCAATTGTTGGACCGTGTTAAGAAAATCACACAAGAGTGGGTTAGACCAGGTCACAGAACAGGTTCTAACACTCACAACGTATCAGCAACAATCAGTTTGAAATCTGAAGATTGGGAATTGGCTGGTGAGTGGATGTGGGAAAACAGAGACTTTTACAATGGTCTATCAGTATTACCTTATGATGGTGGAAGTTATATTCAAGCACCATTTGAAGATTGTACTGAAGAAGAATACGAAAGATTATTCTCTAAATTACAGTCAATTGACTTATCAAAGGTTGTTGAATTACAAGACAATACAGATTTGAGTGGTGAAATTGCTTGTGGTGCTTTAGGTTGTGAGGTTAAGTAAAAAAGATATAAAAACATTCAATGAAGGGGAAGGTGAACAACTTTCCCCTTCTTATTTTTATATTGAAAATGGAAAATATGTATTTACAAAAGAATTTCATTTGAGTCGGGGTTACTGTTGTGGTAATGGTTGTAGACATTGTGCTTTTTTTCCTGCTCACAAAAAAGGAAACACAACTATATTTATAGACAATGGCTAATGGTAAAACATATGGAATTAGTTTTCCTTTCGTAGATTCTTTTGATGGAAAATACTTAGATTTAACGGATTACGCCGCTGAAGAAATTCGTACAGATTTAATACATCTTTTATTAACAAGAAAAGGTTCAAGATATTTCTTACCTGATTTTGGTACAAGGTTATATGAATTTGTATTTGACCCATTAGATGGACCAACATTTCAAAACATTGAGGCTGAAATCAGAGATTCTGTTGAACGATTTATGCCACAGTTACAATTAACCAATATTGCAATTACGGCACCAACATCTGAAGCGTCAACATTAACACCAACAACTGCTGGAAATGTGACCGAATTAAATCTTACTGACCCAAATGTTTCTGAATATACGGCTAAGGTTAGAATTGATTACGCAATTTCAAATGATGTTTTTAATACAAAAGATTTTATTATACTCAATATTTAAGATAAATGGCACAACAAAAAATTTCATATACAGTTAGGGACTTTGCGGCAATCCGTCAAGAACTTATTAACTATACCAGAACTTATTATCCTGACTTAATTGATAATTTTAATGATGCCTCGGTATTTTCTGTTTTCTTGGATTTAAATGCGGCGGTTGCCGACAACTTACACTATCATATTGATAGAAGTATTCAAGAAACTGTTTTACAATATGCTCAACAACGTTCTTCAATTTATAACATAGCAAGAACATATGGATTAAAAATTCCTGGACAAAGACCATCTGTAGCTTTGGTTGATTTTTCAATCACAGTTCCAGCATTGGGTGACAAAGAAGATGAAAGATATTTGGGTATATTAAGACGTGGTTCTCAAGTTAACGGTTCAGGTCAAGTTTTTGAAACAGTATATGATGTTAATTTTGCATCTCCATTTAATGAAGATGGTTTTCCAAATAGATTAAAAATTCCTAATTTTGATGCGAATAATAATTTAATAAATTACACAATCACCAAAAGAGAAACAATTGTAAATGGAATTACAAAGGTATTCAAAAGAGTAATCACTCCAAACGATGTTAGACCATTTTTTGAATTCTTTTTACCTGAAAAAAATGTTTTGGGTATAACGGCAATAATTCAAAGAGAAGGTACCGCATATTCAAACGTTCCTACCGCCCAAGAATTTTTAAGTCCAAATGGAAGATGGTACGAAGTTCCGGCTTTGGCTGAAAGTAGAGTATTTATTCCTGACCCATCAAAACCATCTGATGACCCAGCTATTAAAGTTGGAACATACATTGAAACTCAAGATAGATTTATTACAGAATACACACCTGAAGGTTTCTTGAAAATAACATTTGGTGGTGGAACAAACACAGCCGAAGACCAATTAAGACAATTTACAACATTGGATGTTCCTTTGAAAATTCAAAGATACCAAAACAATTCAATGTCGTTGGGTAATACACCACAGGCAAACACAACATTATTTATTCAATATAGAATTGGTGGTGGTATTGCGACTAACTTGGGGGTTAATGTTATTAACCAAGTTGGTGCGGTAGATTTTGCGGTTGTTGGACCATCAGACATTATTAATAACCAAGTAATAAATTCTTTGGCTTGTAATAACGTAACAGCGGCTATTGGTGGAGCTGGTTACCCTTCAACAGAAGAAGTTAGAAATTATGTAACATTTAACTTTGCAGCACAAAACAGAGCGGTTACAATCCATGACTACGAAGCAATTATAAGAAACATGCCTGGTGAGTTTGGTGCTCCCGCTAAAGTTGCCATCACAGAAAATAACAACAAAATAAATGTTCAAATATTATCTTACGATTCTACGGGCAATTTAACATCGGATGTTTCTCAAACTTTAAAATATAATATTGCTGAATATCTATCTAATTACCGAATGATAAATGATTACGTTACTGTTGGAAGTGCTGAAGTGATTGACTTAGGTTTAGATATATCTGTGGTGTTGGATTCAAGTCAAAACCAAGGTGTTGTTATTTCAAATATAATTGATAGAACAACAACATTCTTTAGTTCTGCGGTTAGAGGATTAGGACAAAACATTCTTTTATCTGAATTAAATCGTATTGTCCAAGCGGAAAATGGTGTAATAAGTGTAACCGACATTTCTGTATTTGGAAAAGTTGGTGGACAATATAGTTCAGCCGAAACATCAATGCCTTATTCAAATAGTGTGACCAAACAAATATCCTTGACTGATAATACAATATTTGCACAACCAAACCAAATTTATCAAGTTAGATTCCCATCTAAAGATATTGTTGTCAGAGTTAAGAACTATCAGACCACTAATTTTAGCTGATGATTTATTTTATTAAATCAATGACTATTTTTTGAAAAGTAGGTAATAAACTATTTATCAAAGAAAGTTAACAAATGCCCGAAAATATTAGACTACGAACACAAGTTGGTGTTGATAAACAAATCAATGTTCAATTAAATCAAGATTTTGAACAACTTGAAATTTTATCAATAAAGGTAAGGTCTGAAGATGTTTACACAAGAATGTGTGCTGATTATGGGGTTGTGGTTGGTCGTGTTACAGCTAATGGTGGTTATGGAGTTCCCAACGCCAAAGTTTCAATCTTTATTCCAATAACCGCTGAAGACCAAAACAATGCTTTAACGGAGATATTATACCCATATACAAATGTTCAAGATTTAAATGAAGATGGTTATAGATATAATCTATTACCTTATGAACCACAATATCCTGGCCACGTAGCCACAGGAACTTTTCCAACACGAAATGATGTTCTAACAAATCCAGCCTTAATTGAAATTTATGACAAGTATTATAAGTTCACAGTAAAAACAAATGGTAGTGGAGACTACATGGTTTTGGGGGTTCCATTAGGTTCCTATACAATATTCATGGACTTGGACTTGTCTGATATGGGACCGTACTCATTATCACCTCAAGATTTAATTCGTATGGGTAGAGCCACCGAAGACCAATTGGATGGTGTGAATTTTAAAAAATCAACAAACTTATATGAGTTACCACAAATAGTTTCAGTTAGTGAAACTGTTAATGTTGAACCATTTTGGGGACAACCTGAAGTATGTCAAATCAACATTGCTAGACATGATTTTGATTTAAAAACACTCGGTATTAATATTGAACCAACGGCAATTTTCATGGGTTCATTAGTAACAAATAATGACGAAGAAAGTTTAAAAGATAATTGTAGACCAAGCCGAGAATTAGGGAGTCTTTGTAATTTAAATACAGGGCCTGGTGAGATTATAGGTATTAGACAAACCATATTTTATGGTACTGATGGATATCCAATATTAGAACAAGCGACTCTACCACAAGGTGGACGAGTAATTGATGAAGATGGTACTTGGGTTATGGATGTACCAATGAATTTGGATTACGTTACAACCAATGAATTTGGTGAACAAATTTTAAGTGCCGACCCAACAGTAGGTATTCCGACAAAGGGAAAATACAGATTTAAAATTAAATACTCACAACCAACAAACTCAAACAATACCGTTAAAAGAGCTTATTTTTTAGTTCCAAATATTAAAGAATATGGATGGAGTTCTTCAGATGATGACCCAACATATCTTGTATACACTAGTGATACTAGGTATCAAAAGTTTTTAGGTTCATATTATTTTGGATTAGATTGGAGTGGATATACAAATCCACAAGAAGCGGTGGCGTGTACAGATACTTTCTATGAATACCAATACAACAAAGTATATACCGTTGCAAGTCATATTGATGAATGGAGAAAAGGTGCTAATAGAAAAAGTTTTACGGGAATTAAAGATATTACAAATAGTGAGTGTATAAGTGAAAATAATAGGTTCCCGGCAACGGATGCAATTCGTGATGCAAATTTTGGATATACATTTTTAAGGAATTTTATTTTTCCTCTTTTTACACCGGTATTTTTAACATTAATACCAATATTACATATATTAACTATACTTTGGGAAATTATTAGACCATTTATTGCTTTTGTGTATGGTACCCTTTTAGGTATTGTGTCTATTTTATGTCAAGCAATTAATTTGTTTAGAAGTAATAAAAACCAAATTAAATGTCCAAAACCATTTAATTTTAAAAACATATATAATTCTTTAACAAACCCATTCTATAAATTAACGTTACCAAATTTAACATATCCCAATTGTGAACCATGTGATTGTTCACCACAAGAAATTCCAACCGATGGTGAAGAAATACTTTCAATTCAACAAGCCTCGGCACAAAATTCAACATCGTTAAATGCCGACTTTTTCTTATACGATTCGTGGAGAAATGATATTCCTGAATGGAATGCAACTTTTGCTGGAGCTGGTTATGATGGACCCTCAGTACGAGTTCCCATATCGGAAGTTGCAAACGTATCATCAACTTCAAGAAGGGGATATGATTTTATTGATACTTTACCACCATGGGAGGTAATAAATAAATTTAATTTAAAGTCAAAATATTTTGATAGTGATGTTTATCCGGGTTCAAACAGAATAAAAACACAAATTGAACCAAAGTATAACCCATCAACCTTCCATTATGATAATATTATGGCGGTTATTGTTGACCCCGAAACTCAAGAGTTTTTTAAATCAGGCCAACTTATTTCATTTCAACAACCAAACTTTTCAACCGACCCTAACGTAAGTGGTGTAACGACAGGTAATACCTCGGGTATTACAGGAACT